ATACAGCTCATATACCAAGAATTAATGCAACTTCTGTTCATGCTTCACAAGGCGTAATTGCTGATGTCGGGATGACTGCACCAACTTTTAACGGTAACCTATCAGGTAATGCTAGCACTGCAGGAAAATCTGCTGTAGCTACAGCTTTAGGTGCTGGTGCTGGTAGTGCACAATCTACAGTGACTATTACTCCTGCAGCTGATTCAGATACATTAGAGCCTACAACTTCTATCTTAAATGAATTATTAGAACAATCAACTGTTGCTATAAAAAGAGTTGCTATCGACACATTCGGTGGATTATTTGATAGACTTAATAGAAAAACTCATTACGGTGGATTATCAACTACAGATTTAACTACACGTCAAGTAAGATCTAAGTTAAGAGATCCTAATACACTTAACAATGAAAAGTTTACAAACGCATGTCAAGCAGAAGGTATATTGTCACCATTCTTTACAAGACAAGCTATACTTACAACCGACAGAATTGTTTCTGGAAAGAAGAGTTTAAAAATACCAAGTACTATTATAGGCAATCCAGATAAACCTATGGAAAGATTTAAAGGTGCACCAATAAGTGTAAAAACAACGGAAGCTTTACCTGAACCAAACTTCAATCCTGTGTTTCAAGATGAGATTACGAGCAGAACTAGATTAGCGCCAGGTATTACTATGGCCACTTTCTTAGGTGGATCTGGTGATCCTGTTACTTTAACTCATATACTTGATGATAATGTAAGATTGAAACTTGCAAAGCAATATACGTTACATGCTCGAGTCTTAAGAGCTGTTAACTCATATAATGCAGTTAAAGAATTTAAAGATTTTAGGTTACAAGTAGTTGAAGGATTATACAGAGCTGAAGAAGGTGAAGAACTTGATGTGAGTGATGGACTAAACTATTTAATGTCAAGAGGAAGAGCTGTTGTATACGAGTTAATCAATATGAGAGGTGAAATTGCTATAGAAAAAACATTTGATTTGGCAGTATACTTAAAAGATACTCTAAATTTTGAAAAGCTTATTTTAGATTATGATAACTATAATCCAGATGGATCTTTAAATGCTCAAATCATAATAATAATGCCTGAGATAACACCGCCATGGACAGTGACATATCAAAATGAAGTTGAAACTAGATATAATAACTTTTCACAAGTAACAAATGAGCTTATGGAAGCGTTACCTACTACATAACTATATAAATAGAAAAAAGGAAATAATATGCCGACAAGAGCTTTTTCAATAGAGGATGGAAACCTAGGAAGTAAGACTATACTTACTTCTCGTACAAAGTCATCTCAAGACATTGACTTATCATTCGCTAAAAAGCCATCTGGTGACATATTTAAAAAAACAGATGCAGCTGCTGTAAAACAAGCAGTTAAAAATTTATTACTTACAAATTTTAGTGAGAAGCCTTTTCTTCCAAGATTCGGTGGAAACTTAAACTCATTATTATTTGCACTTAACACAGACATAGATGATGAAGATTTAGAAGAACAAATAATTAACGCTATAGAAATATATGAGCCTCGTGCACGAGTTACTAATATAAGCAGTAACTTAAGTGATGATGATCATCAAATAAAAGTTACAGTGACTTTCAAAATAATTAACACAAATGAAACTGTAACTACAAATATAGATTTAACAAGGTTAAGATAATGGCAACAACAATTAAATCAACTCAACTCGACTTTGATACTATAAAAAGTAAGTTAAAAGATTATTTAAAGCAACAAACAGAATTTGCTGATTATGACTTTGAAGCATCAGGACTAAGTAATATATTAGATGTGTTAGCTTACAACACGCATTTTACAGGTTTAAATGCTAACTTTGCATTAAATGAATCTTTTATAAACACAGCACAATTAAGAAGTTCTGTTGCCGCACTTGCAGAAAATCTTGGTTACGTTCCAAGATCTTATGTATCACCTGAGGCTTCTTTAAATTTATCAATAAACATTACTACAACACCAAGACCTAATGCAATAGTGTTGCCGCGAAATACACAGTTCACAACTGATGTTGATGGAACATCATATACATTTCAAACTAGAGAAGCTTTCACTGCAAATGATAATGGATCTGGCGTTTACCAATTTTTAAATAGCACGAATGGAACTGGAATACCAGTTTTTGAAGGAACAGAAAAAACAAAAACATTTTTTGTAGGTGACACATCAGATACACAAATATATGTCATACCTGATATCACAATTGATACTACAACCATCAGAGTTCGTGTCTTTCCTACTGCATCATCTACTACATTTGATACTTACACCGATATTAAGAAAGCAGTAAGAATAGAAAGTGACTCAACGTATTATCAAATTAAAGAAGTTCCTAATGGGTATTATGAATTAATATTTGGTGATGGTACTACTACTGGAAAAGCACCAGTTGCTGGTAATAAAATAATAGTTGATTACTTATCAACTCAAGGTGCTGCAGCGAACACCTCTAGTACATTTACTCCATCTTCAACAATAACCGTTAATTCAGTAGCTTATAATATAACAACGGTGACAGAATCAAATGCTGCTGGTGGTGCATTTAAAGAAAGTATAGAATCTATAAGACAAAATGCTCCTATAGCCTTTACTTCGCAAAGAAGATTAGTTACAGCTGAAGACTATAAAGGACAAATATTATCAAATTTTAATGCATATTTAGATGATGTGACATCCTTTGGCGGCGCTGATAACGTTCCAGCAGTTTATGGCCGTGTTTATGTTGGCTTAAAATTTAAATCTGGAATAACTGACAGCACACAACAAAGCGTAAAAGATCAAATAAAAACTGATTTAACTGACAATATGTCAGTAATGTCAATTACAACAGAGTTTGTTGATCCTATAACAACAAACTTACAACTTACAACTACTTTTAATTTAGATCCGGATTTAACAAGTGCTACTGCGCAATCAATGGAAAATTTAGTACAAACAAGAATAAATACTTTCTTTTCAACCAATTTGGAAAGATTTAATGAAGTTTTTAGAAGATCAAATTTACTTACCATTATAGACGCATTGGATCCTGCAATTTTAAACTCTAAGATAGATGTTAAGATGGTTCAAACCTTTGTACCAACCAATAATATTTCTCTTAGTTACGATATAAATTATCCCGCGAAGCTTGCGCTTCCTGCTGCGGATTTACCGGTTTTAAGTTCATCAGGATTTACTTTTAATAGTCAACAATGTTTTTTACAAAATAAATTAAACAGCGCAAAAATACAAATTGTTTCAATAGATGGAACTGTTGAAAATGATAATGTAGGAACATACAATCAAGAAACAGGTGTTGTAAGTTTAGTCGGATTTAAACCAAGTTCAATAGATGGAAGTTTCATATCTATAACAGTTACACCAGCAAATCAAAATACTATAAGACCATTACGTAACTATGTTCTCGGTATTGACACATCGACTTCAACATCTAGAGCTTTACTTGATTTTCAAAATACACAGGTTAGCATTTAATGTCTATTAATCATCACAGTAAAAGAAGGCTCAAAAACTTTCAAGTACGAAAAGTGCGTGAAGCTTTACCTGAATATTATACAAGTGAGTATCCGACTCTCGTAACTTTTTTAGAAAAGTATTATGACTTTTTAGATTCAGACAATGGAACACACGCCTTTGGTGATGATATAAGACAACTTTTTTCTAAAAAAGATGCAAGAGAAATGCAAAGCGATTTGCTAAATAATATGGTAAGTGAAATTGCTGGTGGATTAGAAACAGGTGAAAATTTTACTGATACAAGATACGCAATAACAAGATTAGCTGAGTTAGCAAGAAACAAAGGTACTAAATTTGGATTTCAAGAATTTTTTAGATTATTCTTTCAGCAAGTGGCTGATGTTGAATATGGCAAAGAATCAATATTTAACATTGGAGATTCAGCAAGTCAAATAGGTGTTGACTCATTAAAATATCTACAAGATAATGAACTTTTTCAAACATTTGGTTTATTAGTGAAAACTGGAATTGATATAACTAAATGGTCAGAGCTGTATAAAAAGTTTGTTCATCCTGCAGGATTTTATTATAAAGGTCAAGTAGTTTCTGACACAGTAGGTTCTCTTAATATCACGGCGCCTTTAGCACTCGAAGATTCATCACCTGGACCAACACTTGTTTCTGAAGTAACTGCAGCATTTTCATTTCCTTTTGTTCAGACAACAGTGTTGATAGACTCTGGCGGTGGTAACGTCAGATCTAATTTAAACGAATTAGTAGAAGAGTACGAAGACATTACTCTATCACAACTCGATACAACTTATCACACATTACGTCAAATAATAACACCAAACTCATTTACTTTTGATGATAGCTCAATTAGAGACAGTGATGAAAATGCAACACCAGACTTCTCAATGGTATTAGAAACAATGGATAACGAAATATTTACTAGAAGAGTAACTGACTCATCTTTCTAGTATAAATAGACTTATTAGGATTTAAAATGACAAGACAAAATATAAATGTAGGTTCATCAGCAAACGACGGTACAGGAGATACCTTACGCACAGCTGGTACAAAAATTAATCAAAACTTTCAAGAATTGTATACACAACTTGGAGGCGATAGTTCAACGCTAAGTACAAGAGTTATAATAAAAGATTCTGATAACGAAGGCACCATTATATTTGAAGGATCTAGTACAGATTCACATGAAACTAAATTAATCGCTACTGACCCTACAGCAGATAGAACTATCACTTTACCAGATGCTGGTGGCAATGTTGTATTGGATACTGCAACTCAAACATTAACTAATAAGACATTAACAACTCCAACTATAGCATCAATTACAAACGGTGGAACGATTACTATACCAAGTGGAGCTGGTACTATCACAACAATAGCAGCAACACAAACACTAACCAATAAAACTTTGACATCGCCAACTATTAATACACCTGTTATCGGTACGTCTTTAAATGATGCCAATGGAAACGAATTTATAAAATTTACAACTACTAGTAGCGCTGTCAATGAACTAACAATAGCAAACGGTGCTTCAACTACAGGACCAACTCTTTCAGCAACAGGAACAGCAACTAATTTAAATATAATATTAACACCAAAAGGAACTGGTTCTATTGAATTAAATAAAGCAGCTTTTACTTCTTCTACTATAACAGCAGATGGTGCTGCAAGCACTTCGGCTACATTAATCATAGGTAACAAAGGCTCTGCTTTGGCGGTTAGTTTAGCAGATGGAACTACTGTAGGTGAGTATAAGATTTTTACAAATAAAGGTGCAGGCGCTATGACAGTAACACCTTCTAATTTTGCACAAGGTACAGATTTTGCATTAGCGCAAAATGATGGTTGTACTTGTATATGGGACGGATCAAACTGGTTCTTAATAGGAAATCAAGGCGAAGTAACGGTATCATAAGGAATAGAATATGTCAGCAATAATTACAGACCCGTTTAAAAAACTACTAACTCAAAATATCTTTGATGAAGTTACGAACAATACTAATAGGTACTATATAGGAATTGGAAGGTCAGAACCTTGGGACAGCTCAGAAACAGTGCCCACTCCTACAAATAGTACTAGAACTGTTAGAAATTTAAGAGCAGGTTTGCAATCAATAAAATCTGCAAGTGATGTATCATATGTCATACCGAGATATAACTGGTCATCTGGGTCTATATATCAGGCTTATGACGATAATTTTACTGGTATACCAGACACAAATCCTTATGCAGTTATGACAGAAGATAACCAAGTTTATATTGTTTTAAGACAAGCTAAGAATGATGCAGGCACTGCAACAACTTCTACGATAAAGCCAACCGGAACTAGCACAAAACCTTTTAAAACTTCTGATGGATACGTTTGGAAGTTTTTATATTCTTTATCGGCTGGAAGAGCAAGTGCTTTTTTATCAGCAAACTTTTTACCAGTTGAAAAAATTCTAGACTCTGCAAGAGTCAATGAATTTACTGGCACAACTACTTTATCTGTACTTGAAATTCAACAAGCTGAGGTTCAAGATTCTGCAGTTCCTGGACAAATAGTAAATATTAAAGTCACTGATGGTGGAAGTGGATATACTTCTGCTCCAACAATAACTATCAATGGCGATGGTGTAAGAGCTGCAGCTACTGCTACAGTTTCAGGCGGAGCTGTTACAAAAATTGAACTTGATTCAAGCGCTGACAGTGCTATAACTATGGGACAAGGATATAGGTTTGCTAGTGTCGCAATAAACGGCGGTGGAGGAAGCGGTGCAAAAGCAAGACCAATATTAGGTCCTCAAGCTGGATTAGGTGCAGATGCAAGAGATGATCTCAAGTCTAATTCATTAATGTTTAATGCAAAACCAAATGGAATAGAAGATAGTAATTTTATAGTAGGTCAAGATTTCAGACAAGTAGCTTTGATAAGAGATCCAAGACATACTTCAGATAGTGCAAATGATGGTCCTCCTTTTACTACATCAAGCGGTAAAGTTTTAAGATTCTTAAAGCTTACTGCAGCTGCTAATACGGGGTTTTTAGATGCAACAATAACAGGTGGAACATCAGGAGCTAAAGCTTTAGTTGATGAAGTTGATAGCGATAGATTATATTTTCATCAAACAGAAGATACTGGATTTAAACCATTCGCTGAAGGTGAAGCAATAACTGGTGGTGGTACATCAGGAACACTTGTAGCTGAAGGTGTAGATGCTGACAGCGATGCTTTCACTAGAGATGATGTAGATAAACTTTCTGGAAGCATTTTATATATAGAAAACAGAGCACCGGTCACAAGAGCAGCAAATCAACAAGAAGACATTAAAGTTGTAATATCACTGTAAGGAATAAACTATGGCAACTAATTTAACTGAAACCACTTTTCCAAGTACTTATAAAGATGATTTTACTGACAGTGCTGGATTTCATAAGATACTTTTTAACTCAGGAAAAGCGCTTCAAGCTCGTGAGTTAACTCAATTACAAACTATACTTCAAACCCAAATACAAAGATTCGGTGACAATATATTTAAAGAAGGAGCTGTAGTTAAGCCTGGTGGCGCAAGTATAAATCAAAAATATGAGTTTATAAAATTAAACACTTCAGTTAATACTCTTCCAGCAGATGCGTCTTCCCTCGTTGGTACGTCATTCACAGGTCAAACTTCAGGCATCATAGTTAAAGTCTTACAGGTTGTTGCTGCAACTGGATCAGATCCTGATACTCTTTACGTTCAATACACAAATACAAGTTCTGGATCAGCAGGAGCTTCTACAATACGTATGACAGCAGGTGAAGATATAAACAATGGATCGGTTACATTAACAGTTCAAACTACAAACACTGCAACAAATCCTGCAACAGGTGTTGGAATATTAATTACTTTACTATCAGGAATATACTACGCTCGTGGACATTTTGTATTTACTGAAGATCAATCAAAAATTCTTTCTAAGTATACTGATGTAGCTAATACAGATGTAGGTTTTAAAGCGGTTGAATCTATTATATCGTCTATAGATGATGATAGTTTATTTGATAATCAAGGAGCTGTGCCTAATCTCACAGCGCCTGGTGCTGATAGATATAAAATTGAATTAACAATAGCAGAAAAAACAGAAGTTGACTCAGACGAAAATTTTATACACGTTGTGACTGTTAAAGATGGTGTGATATATAGTGCTGTAAGTCAAAATGATGCATATAACGTACCAAACAAAGTTGTTGCTAAAAGAATATTTGAAAACTCCGGTGATTACTTTGTTAAGCCCTTTACTATAAACTTTACTCTTGATTCTGAAAATACACACTTGCAATTAAATGTAAGTCCCGGAACTGCTGTAGTTGACGGCTTTAGAGCTTCAAGAGACTTTCCTACAACTTTAAGAGTGGCAAGATCAACATCAACTACTACTATAGAAAATGATGTTGTTGGTACAGATTTTGGTAACTATGTGTTTGTTGACAATGGAACCTTTGGCGATTCAGCTGCATTTGGCATGCCAAATATTAATGTTTTCGAAAAGTTAGATTTAAAAGACGGTCTTGATTATACAGGTACTACTATTGGTACAGCAAGAGTTAAAGCCATAAACGAAGATGGTATTAAATTAAGATATCATTTGTTCGATGTAAAAATGAACAGCGGTCAAGCTTTTAGAAATGTTAAAAGTATTGGAACTAGTACGTCGAGTTATTTCAGGCCAACGCTAGAAAATGGAAAAGCAGTTTTAAAAGAAACAAACAACAATACTTCTTTATTTAAATTAGGTAGAAATAGGCCTCAATCTTTAACTGATATATCATTTGCTGCACAGAGAAGATTCACTGCAACAGCGAATGGTTCAGGTCAAGCGTCAATATCTCTATCAGCATCAGGCGAAACTTTCACAAATACAGATGATTGGATAGTTGGAACAGATAGTGACGTATATTTAAACGCTAGTATATCAGGTGCTGGTAGCACATCAGCAACTTTAACGGGATTACCAGCGAGTCAAGCAGTTGAGATATTAGGATACGTCAACAAAAGTCAAGCATCAATAAAAACAAAAACTTTAACTCAAAGGGCGATTACTGTAAGTATAGATTCTGATGGAAATGGTCAACAATTCTTACCATTAAATAAGGCAGATATCTTTGATGTTCAAGATGTTCTAAAAGGCGGTGATAGTAATATAAGTTACTTCGATAGATTTAGATTAGATGATGGACAAAGAGACAATCACTATGACTTAGGAAGATTGTTACTTAAGGGTGGGCAATCTGCTCCTTCAGGTAGCGTATTTGTAAACTTTAGACATTTTGAGCATGGTGTTTCTGGAGATTTTTTTGCTGTTAATTCTTACACTGGTCAAGTTACATATGATCAAATTCCTAAGTACAGATTTAGTAATGGTCAAAGAGTAAGATTATACGACTACCTCGATTTTAGATCTGTCATGGATTCTGCCGGTGAATTTAGTAACTCAGGCTTAGGAGCAAGAGTTATTGAATTACCACAACCAACTAATCTTGTAACTGCTGATATAACATACTACCAAGCAAGAGCTGGTAAATTGGTTATTGATAGAGACGGAATTATAAGATTTGTTGTAGGAGCTCCAGCTTTTAATCCAAATACACCGATAAAACCTGATGGCACTCTTGGTTTGTATGACATTAGACTTAATGCAAACACATTGAACGATTCTGATGTCGCGACAAGAAAGATTGAGCACAAACGTTTTACTATGAAAGACATTGGTTTATTAGAAAAAAGAATCGATAAGTTAGAAGAAGTAACCTCTTTAAGTGCATTAGAACTTGATACAAAACACTTTCAGGTATTGGATTCTGCTGGAAATGATAGAACAAAATCTGGATTCTTCGTTGATAATTTTGTTGATCATACATTTTCACAGTTAAGCGGAACTAACTACAGAGCAGCACTTGATCCCATAGAAAATGTTATAAGACCTGCATTTACTGAAGATAATATTAGATTAATTTATGACTCAGCATCTTCTACTAATACTATAAGAAAAGGTGATAACATTTACATCGCTTATGATGAAACACCGTATATTGATCAAGATTTAGCGACAAAGGCGATTGCAATAAATCCATTTTCAGTTGTCATATATGAAGGTGTCACTACATTATCACCGGCGTCAGACGAGTGGAGAGATGTTAATGTTATTGCAGAAAGAACAATACAAGGTGGAACTCGTTTAAGTCCAACTCAAGCTTATAATTGGAATAACTGGTCATGGAACTGGGGCGGAATACCAGCAGAAAACTTAGGAATCGGCTCTCAAACAAATACTCTTAATGGAACTGTAAATAGAGTTGTAAGTGAAGAAACAGTAATAGATCTTCTAGAAGATAGAGTGGTGCAATCTGCATTGATACCTTTTATGAGACCTAGAAAAGTATTTTTTAAAGCTGAAGGTTTAAGACCGAATAGTAGAGTATTTCCATTCTTTGATGGTAATGAAATTTCAGATTTTACAAAGTCAGAAACATTTCAGTTTTATTCTGACTATGATTCAGATTTTGGTAATACCTTAAAAGGAGCAACTGCTCATCCAGATGGAAGCAGCAATTTAACTACAGACGCTAATGGTTCAATCTCTGGTTCTTTTATAATACCTAATAATGATACTCTTAAAATAAGAACAGGTGTAAAAGAATTTAAAATTTTAGATTTAAGTGTCGATAATGAAGCTGAAGCTGCAGTAATAGCAAAAACAAATTATTCAGCTACAGGTTATATTGATAATATTGATAGAACATATTCTTCCACAAGAGTTCTTAATGTTCAAGGTGTAAGATTAAGAGATCAAGCTGTTTATACTGCAGCAGGTGATAATGAAAGCACATATGGTCCAGGAACTACAATATCTGAAGATACTCATCAAGGCGGTGGATCATTTAGTAATGGTCATTCTAATAGTATGACTGGTGGTTTAGATGATGCAAATGCATCTATTGATGTAGGCTTAGACGCATTTGGAGGATCTGGTGATGATAACAGCGGCTCCGGTGATGGTACACACTGCTGTACAGCAGCGCAAAAACGTGGTGATATGACCTTTACCGAAGTTAAAAAGTTAAGAGCTTGGCACAGAAATCAATCAGAGATTTGGCAAGAAGGATATGACATCTGGGGTAAAATTATTGCAGATAATCTAGTTGCTAAGTCAAAATGGCAGTCTGATAGAGTTAGAGACTTTTATAATAATAAAATATATGGAAAGAAATCAATTGGTTCATTATATGCCGACATCGTTATAACACCAATTTCAATGATAATAGGAACATATAAAGTGATTAAAAAGAAATTTGAATTAAAGGACATAAGAAAATGGCAGTAACATCACTAGGTTATCAATTAAATAAACAACCAATTGCGCAGTCGTTTTACATAAGCGCTCAAACTGGAATATACTGCACCAAAGTTGATTTATTTTTTAGCAAAAAAGATGCATCTTTGCCAGTTCAAGTACAAATAAGACCAATGGTTCAAGGGTTTCCGTCAGCAAGCAGAATTATTCCAGGAACCATTAAAATGCTACCAGCTGGAAGTGTTAATGTAGACACTACTGGACCTGAGTTAACACCAACATCTTTTGAATTTGACGAACCAGTCTTTTTAAAAGGCCAAGAAGATTACGCATTAGTTGTGATAGCCGACTCAAAAGACTACGAAATTTATATAGCAGAAATTAATGAATTTCAGTTTGGATCCACTGAAAAGAGAGCAAATAAACAACCAGATTTAGGAAGTTTATTTTATTCACAAAACGGTGTCACATGGACTCCATCACAAAACCAAGACTTAACGTTTACTATTCATCAAGCAAGATTTAAACACACATCTGCAACTGCCATATTACACAACGCATCTGTACCTAAGAAAAAACTATTAAATAATCCTTTTACTGTTTCTTCTGGTGATGCAACAGTAACTACAAGGCATATAGGCCATGGAATGCAAGTAGGTAATGCAATTGATATAAGTGGTGCAACATCTGTTGGTGGTATGGAAGCATCCAGTATTAATGGTAGAAGAGTAATAACAGCTGTCGACTGGACCGGATATACATTTGAAGCAGACAGTTCTGCAGACTCTGATGCTGTAGCTGGTGGAGCAAACGTGCTTACTACAAAAAATATTCCTTATAGTTTAATTTATCCTACAACACAGATGCTAGCACCTACTAACACCTTTGTAGCAGGTTCAATAAAAGCCACTACTGGAAAATCATTTGCTGGTACTGAGACATCATTTCAAAAACAATCAGAATTCCAAACTATAAAATTTAATGAAAACAATCAAGCACTTGAGCCATATGTTGTAGCTTTTGACAGTGCAGAAACTGCAGAGTTAGGCGCTGGTGTTAAGTCTTTCGATATGCAAATAAAGATGAATACTTTAGATTCTGATATATCTCCTATGATAGACTTACAAAGAACTTCAATATCATTAATTGATAATATAATTGATAAACAAGATTCATCTTCATCATCTGGATTTAATGTACCTTTAAACTATGTTGATGAAACTGCAGCTACTGACGGTAGTGCTGCTGCAAAACACTTAACAAAAATAGTAACTCTTGCAGATGATGCAGTAGGATTGAAAATATTATTAACGGCTAATAGACCTAATGGAACAGATTTTCAATTATATTTCAGAACAGCAACGGCCGATGAAGTAATTACTGACAAATCGTTTACTTTACAAGCTTCAGAAACTACACTTCCTACTGATGAATCTATAACAGTTTTTAGAGAGTATAGATACTTAATAGGTGGACAAAATGGAGTTTTACCAGCGTTTACTAAGTTTCAAGTTAAAATTGTGTTTAGAAGCACAAACTCTGCTAGGGTTCCAAGAATTAGAGATTTAAGGATAATCGCACTGAGTGTATAATGAGTTATGTTAAAGTTGAAGGCCACAAAAATTTCGTTAGGGATAGAAGAAGTGGTGCTATTATAAATACTAATAGAGAAGAAATAGAAGCAGCAAAAAAGCGTAAAGCTGAAAAACTGAATAAAGATAAAGAACTTAATGATTTAAAAGATGAAGTAAGTGATATAAAGAAAATGTTAACTAAAATAGTAGAGAAGCTCGATGGCTAAAACAATTATAAACTTATCAGATCCAGTATCAACACTTGTTAGTAAAACTAATACGATATCGGATCATGTTGGAGATATAACTCAGTTAAATGTACCAGCTAGTGCAGATTCTGATTTAGTACAAGCAATAAATCATGTATTCAACAATAGTACAGATTCAGCTGTTATTGTTTCTATTGTAGACTCTGCATACGTACAAGATAGGCAAAGTCCTGCAACTTCAAGAGCTACCGTATTACCATTTTTCATAAAAGATAGCGCAAATGGAATTGGTTTAGATTCTTCTGAAGGTCGATTCTTTATTGCACCAAATACTGTTAATACAAGCATGATAGAAAATTCAGCTATTACAGCAGAGAAACTAGCAGGTGATGCCGTAACCTCATCAAAGATTGCAGATGATCAAATTAATAGTCAGCATTATGTTGATGGTTCAATTGATACTGCACACATTGCTGATGGTCAAGTAACAACATTAAAATTAGCAGACAGCTGTGTCACAGAAGCAAAAATGGCAAATGACGCAGTAGGATCAGCAGAATTAAAATCACTATCAACTTTATTAATTAAAGATGTTAATGGAACAACATTAAAAACTATCCACGGCGCTGGAGCTTAAATTATGGCTGACGTTGTTGTCAAACAAACTACCTCTGGTAGTGTTATTCAAGAAATGAGTACTTCTGATAAAGAATATATAGAACATGTTCTTCTTACAGATTTTAACTCAGCAGATACAGGCGTTGGCACAATAAGCGTAAATCCATCTGATACAACAGGATTAACGTTGATAGGTACATTTGTTGATACGACAAGACCTTCCGCTGTAGGCTCACATCCAGTTAGTTCTACTCCGGTAACAGCAAATACATATAACTTTTATCAAGATTTAGGATCAGCAAGTGAAAGCATAACAGATGCAACAAGACCAGTTGCGCTTGATGGTTCAGCAGATATTCAACGAATGTCTGATACAGAAACAAATAATGATTTTGTTCTTTCTACACAAGAAAATTTAGTAGCAAGTGGAGTAGGTAGTTATGCACTACAACCTGCTGCACCTTCAAGCGGGACATGGATAGAAAAAGCAACTATTACAAATTCATTAGTAAGCGGTTCAAATACCACAAAACTTTGGAGAAAGTCAGCACCTGCATCTACTCCTACAACAGTAAGACCATTAAAATTTGTATCTAGTTCCGGTTCATTAAGAGAAATGACAGATACAGAAATTAAAAAGTTTACACCTAGATTAAGAAATAGAATTGTTGGAAACGGCATTGGCCAATATAAATTACAAGCCACTGCGCCTACTAGTGGCGGCACATGGGTTCAAGTAGGATCCGATATTGTTGATACACGACATCAAGTAGCTAATCAAAATTATACTGGATTTTTTAGTAATACATTTTCAAACACGTTTAGCAACACATTCGCAGGTTTTTTTAGCGCAACTTATAATAGATTTTTTAATGGTAATTTTTACGGAAGTTTTTCAGGTAGTAGAACTAAATTTTTTACAGGATTTTTTACAGGATTTTTTACAGGAACTTTCACAGGATTTTTTACAGGATTAACAGTACAAAGTTCAACTGAAAATGTGACTACATTAAAATTGTGGGTAAGAACAGCTTAATTATTATTGGAGTTTATTATGGAAAGAACTATCAAAAACCCCTATTGGGGAAATAACACTAAGACACAAGTTATATGCGAGTTTCATTACGGCGAAGGCAAACCTATACAAACTGCTGCTATTACAGAAACTGAAGAAGGTAATCCAGATTGGAAAGAAATATTTGAAAAATTTACTATTGAAGAAATAGACGAAATTACAGAAACCTATAAAGCTGAAGAATCTGAAAAACGTAAGAAACAAGTAGAATTTGAAAAAGATGAAATAGAAAGAATGAAAAGTGATGCATTATTTAGTGCAAAACTTGAAGCCTTTGAAATAGAAGAAATTAAAAATTCAAAAAATAGAAAACTTAAATCCCGTATACGAAAAGCCAAAAGCATTATGGAAGTAACAGCATTTACTGCCGCTTTACTTATATCTGAAAATGATGAATAATGGATTTGTTTATGTTGCAAGTAAATTTAAAAAATTTATATCAGCAGCAAGATATTCAGCTAACAGTTTAAGAGATCATTGGCCTTCAGCAAACATAACTTTGTTTACTCATGAAGAATGGTTAAATGAAAGTGACTATTCTTTATTTGATAATATCATAACAAAAGAAATTCCTAATCACAAAAGAGCAAAACTGTGGGCTTTAGATAAAACTCCGTATGATCTAACATGCTATATAGACTGTGATACTTGCATAGAGCACGATGATATTAAATTTATATTTAATCAGCATAATAATGATTCTGATATAACTATAACAAAAACTAGAAGATATGCTGCTGCTATTGATTCTAAGTTTAAAGGTGGTGAACTTACTGATCACTGCGGATTATTCATATATAATAATAAGAAACACACATTAAATTTTATGAAGCAATGGTGGCTTTTATATTGCAAGCAAGATGAAGGCATTTGGAAATGGGACACAAAATTATACCCAGAATATTTAAGACCATGGGATATGTGGACTTATTGGTGGTTACAAAATAAAACAGAACACAAAATAAAGAGATCTTATTTTCCAGATCCTGATGCTAAATGGAATTTTATTTACATTTATAAAAAAGAAGAATTAAAGGGTCATAATAAAGTAATATCACACCAACCTTTACCGAGAGCAAATGATTAATATTAAAATTCAAAATAAAGAAATAATTAATTTATTAAATGATTACTCCACATGGATCGAAAGTTTAGATAAATCAGTATTTAAATTGGAAGGAAAGGCAGACAAAAATGACTATTATACTGAAGAAGAATATTTTAAAACTATAGATCAAGAAAATCATATTGGGTGGCCAGAAGTAAGTTATGGTACAGACATAGCTTATACACACACGACAACATTAAATTTAAGAGAAAGAATAAGACAAGTCGATTCAGACTTTAATGATATATTAAGTGCCAAACATTGTGCTGTTAAAATGTATTATCCTGAAGGAGGATACATGGGGTGGCATAATAATCATAATGCCAGTGGATATAACATACTTTTTTCATATACTAAAAATGGAAATGGATATTTTAGATATAAAGATCCTATAACTTTAAAAACAATAACAATGCATGACACACCTGGGTGGACAGCTAAAGTTGGTTATTATGGAAATTTAAAAGAAAAAGATAAAATATATTGGCATTGTGCCCGAGCTTATGAGCCTAGGTTGACTTTAGGATTTATTATACCTGACAAAAATTTTTGGGAAATGATGATTGAAGATATTCAAGACCAATAGTTTTCAAATCCTTCGTAAGTCCAATCTTCAGTAGGCCCGTTAAAGAGACATATCATTCTTTCAGGTATATGATGTAAATATATTTCTTTGAAATCTTTCATTCTTACTCTTGTTTCAATATTTTTAAAAAGATTCACATCGTACAATTTAGCATGCGTATAATCTTCTTCTTTTTCTCCATTCATTCTAGAATAGAATAATCCTTCTGGAAAATAATTTAATTCAAATTTTTCATGAAATAAAAATCTGTCTATTCCTTTGTATTGAACCATGAAATAATCAGCGTTTTCATAAAAATGTTTCCATATTTTAGTAAGACTATTAGATTTCCAAAGTAACACACTGGAATTAACGTTCATGTCCCATCTATCTTTTTCACGGCGCGAACTTCCATCTGTAACAATGTTTCCTTTCCAATGGCATTTTATCATAGTTAAATTGTCAGATAAATAGTCTAATAGAGTATCAATGGGATTTTGTATTACGATATCTAAGTCAAAGTAAAGACAAGGACCAGTTGGTACAAAATTATTTTGAAACATAGCCAATTTATTCCAATAAGTTTCTAAATAATTTGATTTTATTTTAATAATGTTGGCATCCACATTAGTAGGATCGTCAGTATAACAATAGAAAGTGAACGGTATATTCAAATATTTTTTAACCATAGTATGAAGTCTATTGACATTCTCATAACTATACTTATCACCCCATTTCACACAAATTACATTTATCATAGAGGTATTTATGCACTTTTTTATAGACACTAAAACACAAAGAGCTATTAAAAAACATCCTCATTTAGCAAAAGATATAGTTCAGTCTTACGATGAAAAGCAAATAAAATGTAAATCTTGGTTAGCAGCTGAATTAGAGAAGATTAACATTTTACCAGAAAAAATTTATGTTGCTGGTAGTTGGTTTGGTAATATTATAGTTCCAAGACTTTTAAAGATATATCCAAAAGTGCAAAGAATACTGTTGCATGACATAGATGCTGAGGTTGTAAATATAGCTAGGAATATATTTTTTAATGACATAGAAAAAGTTAAAGTCGACGAGATAAACTGTAATAATTTTTTATATGATGGTATGGTGATAAATACGTCTTGCGAACATATGAAACCTCTTAAGATAGAGAAAGGAACAACAGTTGTTCTTCAAAGTAATAACTATAGAGAAATTAAAGATCACGTTAATTGTGTTGATAGCTGTGATGAATTAGCAGAGCAATATGGTGTAATTGATGAATATTATAGTGGAGAACTTAATTTCGAAAAATATACAAGATATATGATAATAGGAAAGGTGTGATGGAAGAATACGAAAAATATTTACATAAAAGATTAATCGAGCTTAATTATAAAAACGCAGTATTAAACTTATCAGGCGGTACAGATTCAACTTTAGTTTTTTATTTAATATGCGAATATGTAATTGAAAACAATATACAAGAATTTCAAATAACACCTGTTCACGGTTGGGATATGAGAAGAGTGAACGCTTATTCGCCCGATGCGGCTAAAAAAGTATATTCATATATAAAAAATAAATTCCCTACTGTAAAAATAAACGATCTCTATTTATTTGCATACAATAAGCTTGCTGGAGAAGACAAACCTAAATATCATCGTCCTGTGTACGCGCTTTTAAGGAAAGAAGGTATGTGTGACAATGATATGGTATTTTCAGGAAGTACTCTATCACCACAAGATCAATCATTTAAATACAAAGATCCCGGAAGCTCTAATCGTAATGTAGGTGAAAAAAATGATAAAGGTATTAAGTATGAAGACTCTAATATAATAAGCTCTTATGATAAAAGATGGGTGAGACTCATGTATGAAGAAAAAGGTTTAAAAGAAATATTTCAACATACTGTATCTTGTATTGGTGATGAACCAAATGGACCGTGTAAAAGTTGTTGGTGGTGCCATGAAAAATATTGGGCATTTGGACATTATGACGGTGAATCCTTATGAACATACTAACTTTAAAAGTTGGAACTAAGTATAACTATCGATATGTAAATAATTTATATGAAGGATTGAAAGCGAATAGTACAATTGATTTTAATTTTTATTGTTACACTGATGATGATAAAAATTTAAATGAAAATATAATTATTGTTCCTATTGTTGATGTAGAAAAATATAAGTTACAGTGGCATAAATTAGAATTTCATAATAGCGGATTTGGAAATATTGAAAATGGTGAAACATGTTTGATTTTAGATATTGATTGGATTATTATTAATGATATGAATGATATCCTCAATCATAAATTATCTATGAAACAATTTGGTTGTTTCGAAAGATGGTGGTCTAATAGAAGAAATTTTTGTAAAATTAACGGTGGATTTCAAATGTATAATATGGGAGATACTCAGCATTTATACGATATATTTACAGAAAAGCCAGACTATTGGCAGGAATATTTTATTAATAACGGACAAGCTGAAGGTCCAGTTAATGGAGAACAAAATTTTATTGATATGCATATTGATAATAATAGGCATTGGTTTCCAATGAAATGGTTTGCAAAATACTCGCCTGATGAATATAGAAAAATACAAAGTAATTGGCATAATGAAATTAATAATGAAGATCCATATTATATAGACAATGAATTTTCAGATTCAATTAAAATGATACATTTTTCAAACTCAAATAATATGATAGAAAATTATAAAGATTCATGGATAAAAAAGTATTGGATGTAAATTTATTTTTGTATAAATAGATTAAACGGCAGGGGCGCGCGCGTCCGACAAAGAAATCAACTGGAGTATTTCATGGCCCAATACGAAGAATTTACCATCGATCAAGGTGCTGACGTAGCATTTGAACTTCATCTCACAGATAATACTGGAGCGGCAAAGAATCTAACAGATTATTCTGTAGCTGCAAAGATGAAAAAGAATTACAATAGCGATAGCGCTGATACGCATGACTTTACTACGCTCATAGCAAGTCCCGCAACCGATGGAGTCGTAACAATATCATTAAATAATACTCAAACCGATGCTCTTAAAGCAGGAAGATACGTTTATGACGTAGAAATTTCTTTTGTCGATAGTGATGCAAATACTGTTGTCGAAAGAATTTTAGAAGGAAGAATTCAAGTAACTCCATCGGTGACAAAATGAGTATTATAAATGGCCACAGATAAAATCCTAGTAAAGGTCGCTAAGAACGCCGAATTAAAGGTTTCTGAAGCACAAACCATTGTCAAAAAGATTGTAACGGGAACACCGGTACGTCGTGTTAGTAGCGCCACAGGATTTAATGCTGGAACTCTTGGTGGTGAATCTGGCGGTTACTATTTAGATTATAATAATTTTACAAACATTCCAAATATACTTGATTCTGGAGACGTATTAGCTCTTGTAGAAACTCAAGATTTAGAAAATATTATAGATAGCGGATCGGGTGTATCAATACTCGGGCCAGTTAAAGTAACTGATAGTATTATACCAGATTCAGATGGCACAATAGATCTTGGATCAAATGAATATAGATTTAGACATGGTTATTTTTCTGGAGGTACGCTATTTGTAGGTGCACTTGCTATAACAGATTCTGCTGGCAAATTAACAATTAGTTCAGTTGATAATGACGGAAATATTATTTCTGGAACTCAAAAAGAAATTTCAACAGATATAGATTCAGCTGAAATTATATCTATTACTCAACCTAAAATTGATTCTGCCATTAATGCTTTAATTGATGCTGCACCTGAACAACTTAATACTTTAAACGAATTAGCCGCAGCGTTGAATGACGATAGTAATGCATTTTCAACACTAACAGATCTTGCCAACTCTAAACTAGATTCTGCCGAAGCAATACAACTTATTGATTCTGCTTACGTTCAAGCACGTGTAGCTGATGCCAATATTGGTGCACCTACAGATGGTTCTTATGGAGACGGCTTTCTTTCCTTAAATAATACGACTACGATTGCAGATGGTATTGATCAATTAAATGAAGCTATTAAAAATATCGCACAAGACAATTTTGTACAAAGTGTAAGCTTTACTGGTTCACCTTTAGCTGGCGGAGAAGGAACTACTGTAACTTTAACTTTAACAACAGTTGGTAATCCTAATCGTTATGATGTATATTGGGGCGATGGCAGTGTAGACAGCGCAACAACAGATACCACTCCATCTCATACTTATACATCAAATACTGGATCACCGTACACTGTACAGGTAAGAGCTTTTAATACTCAAGCTGCTGGAAGCGGTAGTGAAGCTTCTCAAACTAGAGACGATTATATTATTATTTACACAGCCGATCCAGCTGTAGCATTTGCTTTATATAGAGATTCTAGTGGTGGTACCGCATTAAGTGGTAATAATCTATATGTCGTAGAAGGAAATAGTTTATATCTTAAAAATAATACCACTAATACAACAATGGCAGACGTGTCATATACGATGAATTGGGGAGATGGTTCTACAAACGATGATATTGATAGTGATAGTGCTGCTGGTGGAGTATTAGGAAGCAGATTAAGCCACACATGGGCAGACGGAACAACTACTGGCACAGGCCGTGATACATTGACGCTTACGCTAGATAGTCATTCAACTGCAGACCCTTCAGTTATTCCAACTAACGGCACATTAAGTTTAAAAGTGTATGATCCAGATATTGCTGCACCGAATCTTTTAAGTACTAAAACTATATCACTTGGATTTTCTTCATCAGGCACAAGTCCTAAACTTACTTCAGGCTTTACAGATAACGTATCTGGAGGTTCAAGTTTATCTGCTGGAGATACTGTAACTAGGACAACGTCATCTTCAACATTATCTACAAACACGTTATCAACCTTTGCTTATAATGCAGATTCTGGTACATTATCCGCAATTATTAATGGTTCAACTGATGGCTCTATTAGTCTCACTAGTGCTGATAACACTGGATCAAATAGTGCTATCCAAATAACGGATGAGCAAGACTATAATCTTCTTAACGCTTCTGGATCAACCATTTCGTTTAATAATTCAATTTATCACCCTGATTTGTATAAAGGCTATAAAGCAAAAATAAACAAAGCTGCTTCAGTTGGAGTAAACAGTTGGAAAATGGATCATAGTGGAAGTGCAACAAATACATTAGAATTTGTAAGAGACGATATAACTTCAACTCCATCTATTTCTGCCACAGGTACATTGGCACAAAATGCTGCAGGCACTTTTAGATATGTTTCTGGAATTCCTTATTACAATTCAGGTTCACCGTCGTTAACTCTATCAGGTACACAAATAAGCAACTTAACTGGACAAACATATAGTGATGTAAGTAATGTGGTTGAGGTATTATCCGGCACAAATTATGAAAGTACAACTAGCTCAGCAATTTCAACTCAAAGTTATACATATGCAAATATTGACGGTGCGTCAACAATGTTATCTGGTGGAATACCGACTACAGACGTTGGGGTTAGTTCAGCATATGCCATCGGAAATTTAACAGTACCTATTACAACATCAAGCGTAAGAACAGTTGAAGCATTAAGTGTTAGAGCAAGAAACACTAATGGTGTAGGTTCTTCTGGTAACTTAACAGAAAAAATTCAAGTGCACACAGCTTCACAATCTGGAATTAGTGAAATTGCAATTGCAGTAGCAGATGCTTTAGGTGGAACATATGATGATGATGGAGTTAGAATTTTTGATTTTAACGGTGATTCAGCCGATACTCCTTCATATACAAGTTCTACAAATTTTTATACAAATAGTCTTTATTCAGAATCTGCAGACCCAGGAGTTGCTGGAACAAAAGAAGCCACAGTTAGACTTGGTATACTAAAACACGATGTAACAAATTATAGCAGTGGATTTTTACCAGCTGGACCAAACAGAAGCGGTGATACCGGTACACAATATTTTACATTTGCTTTTAGAAGAACAGCAGTATCAAATTTCAACATCAATATTACATCTTCCGGAATTGCAGGACTCTTTATTGCGGCACCTGGCACAACTATTGACGATACATCAACATCAAACGGTTGGTTAGATTGTAGTACACAATACGCAGGTGCTGGTGTCCCAGGAGCCGATACCGGAAATGGTGGTAATGGTTCAAACGGATGTGCATCGACAGGAAGCGATATTGTTGCATCTAACACATCTCTCAGTGGTTCTTTTACAATGACTCTTGGAACTGAAAGTTTAACAAATGCTACTAATAACGTAGCTTTAGTTAGAATTGCTTTATCTTCAGGGCAAAGCATAACTAGCTTGAGTATTACATAGGAGAATGTAGTGGCTATTACTGATACTCAAAAAGTTGATTATCTTTTTAAGAAAGTTGGATTTGGCGCAACTAAAACAGATGTTAATTCTGTAAAAGGTGCAACAAACGAAGCTATTGCTAGTCCTCTTCTACTAAGAGGTGACAAGATATGGAGTCAAGCTGGATCTATTCCTTCAACAAAACCTGGATCAAGTTCAGGTGTTGTTACCATTTATACAAATTTAGAAACAACAGAAGACACTACAGCTACGGCAAATAGAACATGGAAAACTGGACATACAGATTGGATTCCACCTGAATTTGGATCAACATATCAGCTTGTTGTGTATGCAGATACAACTGGTGCTTCAGATCCAACTAGCACAGGAACACAATTGTTTGCTGCCGGTAGTGGTAACAATGATGAATGGTTTTTTGATTATCAATCTGGTGTTTTACATTTTATTGGAACAAATTTACCTTCAGCAATGGACGGATCAAATGTTATATTTGTGACTGGTGCCAAGTACACTGGCTCTATAGGAAGCAGCAGAGCTGATAATATAGACAATGCAGTTAATAATGATTTGGATTCAGCTGGCACAGGACAAATAGTTGATACTTTTCAAGCTTCGGAATTTAGAACATGTAAGTATATAGTTCAGTTAGAGCATGATTCAGATAGTAAGTATCATTCTACTGAAATTCTTTTAACACATAATGGAACTAATGTATTTTTAACAGAATACGCAGAAGTTAAAACTGATTCATCACTAGGTACATTTGATGCTTCAATTGTAAGCGGTGATGTAAAATTTACATTATCGCCATCATACACTAATACGAGTATTAAAGCAAAAAGGATCAGTGTAGATGCGTAATGTTATAAATAGTATTAATAATTTTACTGTAGGAATAGATCATGGCTGTTAAACAAAATTTTGTAGTTAAGTCTGGTCTTGAAGTAGCAGATTCCGCAACAGTCGGAGGAGTTTTCAAGGCTTCAGGCTTGCAATATCCTACAGCAGACGGAAATAACAACGAGGTTATTAAAACAAATGGTAGTGGCTCTTTGAGTTTTGGAACTTTGAGAATTCGTGATTTAAGTGATGTAGATTTAAGCACCCTTCAAGAAGAAGGACTTTTGATTTTTGATTCAGCTACTAACACATTCCAAGCTCGAAATGAAATAGTGGGTGCGGATATTACTTCAGACGGGGGCTTTTACTAATGGCAGCAATAATTAAGATCAAAAGATCGGGAACCGGAGGTGCTCCTAGTAGTTTAAAACTAGGTGAATTAGCGTACTCCTATCTCGCAGGCACGGAAGGAAACGGCGGTGATCGATTATATATCGGTACTGGTGGCGTAGATTCGGCAGGTAATGCCAATGAAATCGAAGTCGTCGGTGGTGTCTATTTTACCGACAAATTAGATCATACACCTGGAACACTCACAGCATCAAGTGCAATCATAGTTGATGCATCAAGTAAAATTGATGTATTAAATGTTGATAACGTTACTATAGACGGTAATACGATATCGACTACTAACTCCAATGGTTCTCTTACTATCTCGCCTAATGGCACAGGAGTAGTAAATGTTCCAGCAGGCTATAAAGATCGATCTGGATTTGGTACTAACTCTCTTGCTACAAAAGAATATGTTGATGGTGTTGCAGGTGCTACAACACTCACATTTACAACTGATTCTGCCGGAACAGATACTATTGACCTAGATACTGATACTTTATCAATATTAGGTGGTGCGCCTATTAGTACCACAAGAACTGCTGATAATGCGCTTACTATCACTTTAGACAATACTGCAGTTACTGCTGGTTCATATGGTTCAGTTTCCCAAATACCAACTTTTACTGTTGATGCTCAAGGACGTTTAACAGCTGCCGCTAACGTTAACATCTCAACTACTCTTTCAGTAGCAGGTGACACAGGAACAGATACAGTTAACCTCCTAGATTCTGATCTTACGTTCACTGGTGGAGAAGGTATTAACACAGCAGTAACTAATAATGTAGTTACAATTGAAGCTGAAGAAGCTACAGATACTAATAAAGGTGTTGCATCATTTGCTTCTGCGGATTTTACTGTAACATCCGGCGCTGTAACAATTGCAACGGGTGGTGTTTCAAACACACAGTTAGAAGGATCAATTGCAAATAGTAAATTAGCTAATAGCACAATTTCAGTTACTGACGGATCAACATCATCAGACATCTCTCTTGGTGGAACATTAACATTTACTTCAGGCGAAGGAATTGACGCTACGCAATCTGGTGGAACTGTTACTATCGCAGGTGAAGACGCTACAACAAGTAATAAAGGTATCGCATCATTTAGTAGCGATAACTTTTCAGTTAGTTCTGGTGCAGTTACTATTAAAAATGGTGGTGTTAATGCTGATGAATTAGCAGGTACTCTTGATCTTTCTGGTAAAACTGTAACACTTGCAACAGGCGAGATCAGCAATTCAGAACTTGCAAATTCTTCAATAACAATTAATGGAACAGCAATATCTCTTGGTGGTAGCGGTTCAATTGATACCGATGATATTACTGAAGGTTCTACAAATCTTTATTACACTACTGCTCGAGCAGATAGTGATGCAAAGAATGCTATATCTTTAACATTTACTGGTGGTGATGGCGCAGCATCATATACAGCATCAACTGGTGTTATTTCAATCACCGGTCCAAGTGCAGCCGAAACAAGAGCTCACTTTTCAGGCGGAACTGGCGTAACAATAACAAACGGCGAAGTTGCTATAGGTCAAGCGGTTGCAACTACTTCAGACGTTACATTTAATGATCTTCAAGTTGATGGAAACGCTATTATTGATGGTGACCTTACAGTTCATGGCACAACAACCACAATTAACTCAGCTACAGTAACAACTAACGATCCTTTATTTAATTTAGCAGATTCAAATACTACAGCTGATGCATTAGATATTGGTTTTATTGGTAAGTATTATGATACTGCACAAACACGTATAGAACGCACAGGTCTTTTTAGAGATGCGTCAGATGGTCAATATAAACTTTTCACAGGTTTATATAACGATAGTGGAACACTTGATAGTGCTACAAACGTAGTTGATATCAGTGGAACAGGGTTTACATACGCTGATTTAAGAGTCGGTACTCTTACCGGTAACGTATCAGGTAATATAACTGGTACAGTAAGTGATATATCAAATCATTCAACGAGTGATCTTAGTGAAGGAACAAATCTTTACTATACAACTGCAAGAGTTGATTCAGATTTAGGACAAATACTTACAGCAGGTGAAGGTATTGATATCACTGAAGGCGCTGGTATTATTACAGTTGCTGCTGAAGATGCTACAACATCTAATAAAGGTGTCGCATCATTCAGTTCAACAAACTTTACGGTATCATCTGGTGCAGTTTCTACAAACGACATTACTCTTGCTGGCGGATCTGGTAGCGCGGCCGCTACTCTTGGCGAAACACTTACAATCACTGGTGCCAGTGCACAAGGTATTTCAACAAGTGCAACCGGCACAACAGTAACAATTACTGCTGCTAATGCAGTTGCTGATGGATCAACAAAAGGTGTTGCAACATTTAATTCAACACACTTCTCAGATGCTTCTGGCGCAATTTCAGCAAATGATATTACTCTTTATAGTGGTGATGATGTAAATGGCCAAGGAACAGGAATTGCTGCAACTATCGGTGAATCTTTTAATATCTATGGTGATTTTGACCAAGGTATTCAAACAACTATTGCAAGTGGTAATCTTGTAGTAACTGGTAGAAATGCCACTGTAACTACAAAGGGTGTGGCATCATTTGATTCAGACCAATTTACAGTAACAGCAGGAGCGGTAACAGTTACAACCCTTGACGGTGGAACTTATTAATAAATAGTCAAGAGTTTTTTAACTCTTGACTTAAAACAAAACCTTTTTTAAGGAATCGGAATGTCTACTAGCATTAAGCTAAAAAAGTCCAGTATTGCTGGACGTATACCAGCTACAAATGATCTTGATTATGGCGAATTAGCCATTAACTATGCAGATGGTATATTATATTTCAAAAATTCTAGTAATCAAATTGGCAGCATCAATGCTCGAGCAATAGGTGTTGATTCCACTGCAACCTTTTCCATTATCGATTCCGCATATATTGAAGCCAGAGTTGGTAGCACATCAAATATTACAGAAGGCACCAATCTTTATTACACTTCAGCACGCGCTGACAGTGACGCTAAAAATGCAATAAGTGTTACTGATACTGGTGGTGATGGATCATTAACTTATAATTCAACAACTGGTGTACTAACGTATACTGGTCCAAGTGCGTCTGAAGTAAGATCACACTTTTCTGCAGGTGGTGATTTAACATATGATTCTAATACTGGTCAATTTAGTTTTGATGTAGAATCAGTATACACTGCAGATAATTTTGATAGTGATTATATATTAGCAAAAGATTCTGCAAATACGGCAGTTGAAAGAAATAAACATGATGCAACTACTAAAAACTTTTCTGTAACAGTTGCTTCAAAAACAGCTGATCATGTTTACAATGGTTCGGGTAGCGGAAGCGGTTATGTTATTGATGGAACTCAATCTCCAATAGTACAACTACAAATAGGAAGAACATATCGTTTTACTCTTAGTTCAAGTGATATGTCTAGTCACCCATTTAGATTCTATTATGACGCAGCAAGAAATACACAATATACCACTAATGTAACAACTACATCTACATACGCTGAAATTGAAATAACAGAATCTACACCACCAGTATTACATTATCAGTGTTCAGCTCATGGGTATATGGGGCATGCTCTTGTAATTGGTACACGTAACTTAACTGGATTTACAACTTCAGATTTAACTGAAGGTAGTAATCAATACTATACCGAAGCAAGAATAGTGAGTCAAGTTGATTCAGCATATGTTCAAGCTAGACAAACAACTACAACTATAACTGATTCAAATGCCGTTGTTGACATTGTAGATTCGGCTTATGTACAAGCAAGGCAGGTTGATCTTCAAAGAGATTCAGCTTTCGTTACTAATATAGTAGGTTCTTCATATATACAAAATCGTCAAATAAAATATACAAATGCAGACTTTGCTGATTCTGCCTTTGTTACAACACAAATTAACAATCTTATTGATGGTGCACCTGGCACGTTAGATACTCTTAATGAAATAGCGGCTGCATTAAATGATGATGATTCTGCTTACAATACTTTAATTGGACTTATAAACGCAAAATCAGATTTGGATTCTACAGATGCAATTGCTTTAATTGATTCTGCTTATGTGCAAGCAAGAACAGTGGCAGGTACTGATTCGTCAGCCACGCAAGCGATGATAGATTCATCAATATCTTTTCAGGTTGACTCGGCTTACATACAAGCAAGACAAATAAACAATCCAACCGGTGTTGATTCTGCTGCTACCATTGCCTTAATTGATTCGGCTTACGTACAAGCAAGACAAATTTCAAGTGATGGAAGCGGATTAGATTCGAATGAAGCAATATCGTTAATAGATTCGGCATATGTACAAGCGAGACAAACAACTAGTCCATCTGGGGTAGATTCTGCTGCAACTCTTGCTTTAATAGATAGTAGTCATGTACAATCTAAGTTTAATACTCTTAGAGAAAGTGACAACACATTAATAGTATCTGGTAATATTATACCATCTACTGATAGTTCATTCAGCCTTGGTACTTCAGATAAAAAATTCAAAGATATACATTTATCAGGCGGCACGGTCTTTATTGATAATCTTGCTTTATCTGCAGATTCAGCAACACGAACAATTAGTATTGGTGAACTTGACAGTGCAGGTGTTGTAAATGTTATAGGTGTGGTTGCAACTGTTGATTCTGCTGGTGTTTCTGATATTGTTGACTCAGCATTTTTAGAAGCTAGATTACAATCATTTGTATCAGAGACTGAATTAGCAGCATTTAATTATAGTACATTTGATTCTACTAGCGCTACTAATTTAATTGATTCTGCATATGTACAAGAAAGACAAACAGGGGTTACTGTACAAGATGAAGGTAATTCACTTCAAACTTCAGGATCCACATTAAATTTTGTTGGATCAGCTATAACAGCGTCCGGACTAGGAAGCACAAAAACAATTACTGTAACAAGTACATTAGATTCATCTACTGGAATTGAGTTGATTAACAATACAGCTAATCAAGCATATATAAATAGTACATTAGGAGCAGATTATGGAGGCATTGATGCAACTACTATTGTTGAATTGCTTTTAACATCTATAAATGTTAACTATGGAACACTAACATCTCCTGCAAGTTTGAAATCTAATTATGGAACAATATAAATAGGTTAGAGGATAATAGAATAATATGGCATTACAATTTAGACGAGGATTAGATTCAGATAGAGGTACCATTACACCTTTAGCGGGTGAACCGGTATTTGTAACTGATACAAACAAATTATTCATAGGCGACGGCACATCCGCCGGTGGAAAGGACATTGTTACAGAAGCACTAGGAAGTGTAACAGGTCATATAGTTCCAGCAACCGATAGTACCTATGACTTAGGTGATAGTTCCAAAAAATTTAGAGATTTATACTTAAGTGGTAATTCGATTTATTTGGGTGATAACTTAATACTTCGTAATGATGGTGGAACATTTAAAGCAACAGATTCTTCTGATACAGTAATTAATATTTCTCTAGCTGCTAATACAACCTCTGACCTAGCAGAAGGAAATAATTTATATTATACAACTACAAGATCTGATTCTGATTTTGATGTTAGATTAGCAACTAGAACCACTGATAACATATCAGAAGGTTCTAACTTATATTTTACAAATGCTCGAGCAGATGCTAGAATTGAAGCTACTGTCGATAGTTCATACGTACAAGCTAGACAAACATCAGGTGGTGGAGGCGGATTAGATTCTGCAACAACAACAGCTCTTATCGATTCTTCTTATGTTCAAGCAAGACAAATTAAGTATACAAATGCAGACTTTGCTGATTCAGCGTTTGTAACATCTGAAATTAATAGCTTGATTGACGGCGCGCCTGGTACATTAAACACCCTTAACGAAATTGCAGCTGCGTTAAACGACGATGATTCTGCTTATTCAACCCTTGTCGGTTTAATTAATGCAAAATCAGATCTGGATTCTTCTGCAGCAATTGCTCTTATAGATTCTTCATATGTACAAGCAAGACAGACTTCAGGTGGTGGTGGAAATGATTCAGCAGCCACGATTGCTTTAATTGATTCTGATTATGTACAAGCAAGACAAGTTGATCCTGTTTCAGCTTTCACTATTGTATCAGTTAGCGGTCAAGATGATCTCGTAGCCGATAATAGCGAAGGTGGAGCGAATTGGTCTACTTCTACTGAAACTGGAGATTTAGAACCTAATGATAGTGTGTCTGCCCAACACATGGGTTGGAGTACAGATATTTCTGACGACGGTCTTTATGTTGTAGCTGGCGCTCACTATAATACTGGCCCGGGTGCTACACAAGCTGGTAGAGCGTTTATTCATTATTATAATGGAAGTACTTGGTCAGTACAACAAAGATTAGATCCACCAGGTGCTGATGTTGTAGCGTATTTAAACTACGGATGGGCTGTAGCCATAGACGCTGATGGTGATACAGCCGCAGTTGCAGCGAGAAATTCTAATACTAATGGAAGAGTTTATGTTTATACGAGATCTAGTACTACATGGTCGCTTCAAGCTACTTTATCACCTGATACTAGTGTGTCTTCTTCTGGAGGTTATTTTGGTATTTCTGTAGATATATCAGAAGACGGAAATATGATAACAGTAGGTCATCAAGAGGGAAGATCTGCTAATGGCACTACTAGAAGAATGGGTACTGTAGAAATTTTCACTAGATCTGGTTCTACTTGGACAAGAGCAGAAACTATTGAAGAAAGCACTAGTGATTTTCCTACTGATGCTAAGATAGGATGGAGTAACGAATTAGCTTCTGAAGATAAAGACAGAATTATTTTTGGAGCTTATACTGATAAATCGGCTTGGGTTTGGGTCAACAGCGGCGGATGGGCACGCGAATCAGAACTTACACCAAGCAATTCAGCTTCATCACAAAATGATTCATACGGTTATGCAGTTAGTATAAATGCAGATGGTACTGTTGCTGCAGTATCAGATCCAGGAGCAGATGGAGAAAGTTCAGAAACTAAAGCAGGAAATGTTTATATCTTTACAAGATCAGGTTCAACTTGGAGTCAACAACAAAGGTTATATTCTGCAACTCAAGCTGCTGGTGATTTCTTTGGACATGCATTAAATTTAAGTGGAGATGGAACTCGAGTTTACATAGGTGTTTCAAGACAAGATGCAGCTACTACAACTGAAGGTGAAGTTCAAATTTGGAAAAACACTGGAGGCACATGGGCTCTCGAATCAACAGTAACTAGCAGTGATACAACTTCAAGTCAAAATAACAGATTTGCAAGTAAAAATCAATCTGTTGCAGTTACAAAAGATGCAGCTTATTTAGCTGTTGGTGCTCATGAACAGTCATCAACAGCTGGTGCTGTATATGTATACACTGCAGCAACAGGAGCATCTCTCAGCGATAGACTCACACTAGAAGCTGGTTCAAACATAACTATCACAACTAATGCTACAACCGACACAGTTACTATTGCGGCAAGTAGTTCAGGCTTGGATTCTGCCGGAGTAACTGCACTTGTAGATTCTTCTTATGTACAGGCAAGACAGACTACATACACAAATGCGGACTTTGCCGATTCTGCTTTTGTAACAGCACAAATTAATAATTTAATTGATGGAGCACCTGGAACATTAGATACACTTAATGAAATTGCTGCAGCATTGAATGATGATGATTCTGCTTATTCAACGCTTGTTGGGTTAATTAATGCAAAATCAGATCTGGATTCTTCTGCAGCAATTGCTTTAATTGATTCAGCTTATGTTCAAGCAAGACAGACTTCAAGTGGTGGTGGAAACGATTCTGCAACAACAATCGCGCTCATTGATTCAGACTATGTACGAGCAAGACAAGTTACACCTGTTCCATCATTTACAAAAATATCAATTTCTGGTCAAGGTGATGTTGTAGCAGATTCTGATGAAGGAATTGCAAACTGGGCAAGTAGTTCACAACAACAAAAGTTAACAGCATCTGATGCAGCAACTAACGATAGATTTGGATATGATTTAGATATAAGTGGTGATGGTAATTATGCTCTAGTTGCTGCACCTTGGGAAAGT